CTTTATTACCCTGACCCCCGGAACCGGAACTAATATAAATGTCAACAAGGAGGATTGTATTCACTAAGAATAATTGGACTGAAGAAGACTACAGAGCACTCATGGAAGAACCACTCTTCTCTTATCTAATCATAGGCAAAGAGATTGGAGAGAAAGGAACTCCTCACTTGCAAGGCTATGCTGAATTTACAAAGAAAGCTAAATACGGAGCTCTTGCTAAGAAGTATAAAATGCACTGTGAAGTATCTAGAGGAACTCAAGATGAAGCTATTAAGTATTGTATGAAAGACGGTGATTATGCTGAGAAAGGAACTAAAAAGTTAGATGGTGCTTCTGCTGAAAAAAATAGATGGGAGCAAGCTAGAGTATCTGCTAAAGAAGGCAGACTTGATGATGTACCAGCAGATATTTACATCAGATGTTATAGAACTCTTAAAGAAATTGCTAAAGATAATATGCCCAAGCCTGAATCACTTACAGAACTTAAGAATTTATGGATATATGGCCCAGCAGGATCTGGAAAGACTAGACTAGCAGATGCTATTGTACCTATTTCATACTCTAAGAATTGCAATAAGTGGTGGGATGGCTATCAAAATGAACCAGGTGTGATTATTAATGATGTAGGCAAGGAACACTCAGTGCTAGGACATCACTTTAAACTATGGGGTGAGCACAGACCTTTCATAGCAGAGACTAAGGGTGGTGCTATTCATATTAGACCTCAGCGTGTGATTATAACTAGTCAATATTCGCTTACTCAGATTTGGGAGGATGAAGAGACTAGGGATGCACTTGCCCGTAGATACAAGGTACTTCATTTACTTGGAAACTTAGATTTAGAAGATATAGATAGAATAAGTAAAGATTACGCCTAGCGCCTCATTTAAAAAATATTACAGCACCGACACAGTTCGCCTATATTAAATCAGTTACCGCGGTTCACCATCGAGCGCTGCGAGGCGGCACACCTTATAAGCAGGGGCCCATCAGGCCGGAACTTACGCAAGCTTTCAGCGCGCCAGCATCTCGGTCACTCAGACCGAAACATCTATTATAAAAAAAATCATAGGGATATCCATGGGGTACCTAAAATCAATGGTCAATATTAAGGTTCCAAGGGTCAGGCAT